TCGGAACCAAACGTCTTTTGTTGGCTTCATTCTACCAATATCGATATTGAACGAAGCTTTTAAATCTGCAATTGTTTTACCAACATAAGAAGTATGAAAAACGATACCCATTTGAGCAGCAAGCATAGACTTAGCCAATTTAGATTCAAATGGTACAGCATACACGATTGTATTTGGTTGAAAGGTAATATACTTTTGACCATCAATAGTTTCAGTCTTAATATCACCTTTACTGAACATCATATCACCTTGAAGCACACCTTCAATGCCGATTTTTGGCAAGTATGCGAGAGCAACTTTAAGTTTTTTGTTCAAGCCTTCAGAAGGATGATTGTTATCAATATCTTCTTCGGTATAGTTTAGTTTAGGGTTTGCGTTGAATATGCCTTTTGTAGCTACAAAGAATTTACCGTTTTCAGGATTTGTACCAGCAAAAACTGCTGGTGCGCCGTCCCACTTTGTAGTCACATTGACTTTGGACTCGGCACTGCCAGCAAGCATGTCGCGCAGAGAGCGCAGGAAGTTAATTGCATCTCTTGCACCAGGAACACCACGATTCAGAACCTCGTCCTCAATATGCTCAAGGTGTACGTTCTTTCCTTCTTTGACGGACTCGGTTAAGAATTCTTTGAATATCATAGTAGACATTTATAATTTGCTTTATTTGTTAAAATTTTAACACTTTTACCATCTATAGGAGCAATATTATACTCTGATGAGTTTTTAGGTAAAGAGAATTCTATGGTAAATGTGAATTGATATCCCTGGGCACCAATTCTTCTTTTGGACTTTTCTTCAGCATCCGCTTTGGTCACACCTTTAGATTGGCAACGAACCCGTGCCGTTATCTTACATACATCCTCAAATTTAGGAACAAGAGGCATTCCTATTTTGCGAAGTCTTTCATTGATATCAAATGGGTCTCTATTACCTAACAGATAAAATCCATGAGTACCAACATTAATGTAATAAGTTTTCTTCAGATTATAATACTTCGACATTGAATCAGATGGCAGCAACAATTTAATGTCAGGACAAGTTTTCAAATCGAAATCGTAACGCTCACGCAATGGGACCTTCAACATTTCTCTTTCCCATTGCTGTGAACGGTCAGATACATTGTAAATTGGTGTTTCCCATTTTTTGTTGATTTGATCCAAAACACCTGAAGATTTTGCTAAATCAGCTAGGAACTTTTTCTCTGTCTCATCGTGGTCGATTTCACCAAATCTCCAATGAGGTTTTGAGTTTGCATATGCCTTAATAACTAAACTGCCGCCGGCAGTTGGTGAAATTTTTAACTCACAGCCGGCTTCCTGACCGCGGACAGTTAGCATAATATCTGGACGGTCGTGTGAAGCGCCAGCAAACTTACCATCAGATAAACCAAAAGGTTTCAAAAAATTGATAGCGTTTTTTTCGTATTCAAATCCTTGCTGTGCGGCCATGTAAACTCCAAATTATTGGATATTTATACTCTCACACCCTCAAATTTTGAATTGAATTTGCGCTCACGGTTTCCAAAAGTATTCAATGGTTTATCATCCTGCACTTGACCAGAATCAACAATCTTCTGTGCCGTATCTTCCACATCATACAGTCTCATCTTAGCCCTGTCAACCCCAATCACAAACTTTTTATTGGAACTAGGGTCATTATAACGGTTTTTCAACTGTTTGACCATAATCTGATTCAATTGCTCAAGTTCTTCCGTGTTAATCAAAGCAAACATAAAGTCAGCCGTGGCTGGCAGACCAAAGGATTCACTAGTGTCTGTCAAATCCACATCGGAATTACTATATCCTGAGCGAGTTGTTTGTGTAGCTGAGACAATCGGCACATTAAACTCTACGGCTAAACCACGGAGTTCCTCAGCGATTGCTTTGACATAGGTGTAGCTGTTGACATTTGCGCCGGCTTTAAGTCTTGACGAACAACAAATATTCAGGTAGTCGATGAAAATGATTTTCGGTCTGAAACTCTTTTTCAATTGTAGTTCATTTAACAACGACCGAAAGTGCATTGAACCAGCAGATGCGGTCGGATATTCTTTAATGATAAGTCTGCCGTGGGTCTTGCTCTGTAAGGATTGAAACTTTCTGGTGTAGTCGTCTTTGGATATAATATGTAAATCATCAAGACGAATATTAAGAAGATTCGCATCTATTCTCTCCGCAATTTTTTCTTCAGCCATTTCCATAGTGATGTAGAGAACATCGTAACCCTGTGAAATACAGCCAGCGGCAACATGACACATAAAGAGAGACTTACCAACACCAGTGCCAGCCAAGGCAATATTAAGAGTTTTGTTAGGAAGACCGCCTTTTGTAATCTTATTGAAGAAATCGAGGTCAAAGGGAATCCTTTCTTCTTTTCTATGGTAGAAATCATATCGGCTTTCATAATCGCTTATGTAATCATGACCAACGTTTCTGTCAAAAGAAACGCCTAGTGCATCAGACAAAATCTTTGGAATTTCACCTTTTGCTTTGTTGGTTTTCGAATCAAGAATTTGAACAGCATCCATAATTGCATTATAGATTGCCTTGTCTTGGCAAAACTTTTCAGTTTGTTCTGTCAGCCATTGCTGTTCTGTTGGTTCGTCTTTGTTTTTATGAAGTTGATTCAGAATTTCTATAGAACTGCGAACCTGTTCTTCGGTCAGCTTTTTACTTTCAGTGAAGTTAATCACCAATGCTTCATGGGTCGGTAGGTTCTTATATTTCTCTACAAACTCTTTGATTTCACCAAAAACAATCTTCTCAGTGTTATCTGAGAAGTATTCAGGTTGAATGAAAGGCATCACCTTTCGGGTGTATTCCTCATTATAAATCAGATTCTTCAGAATAGAGTGTTCTAGACGGTTCAATTTCGGTTTCCGTTAAAATTAGTTCAGTAAGTATGTCACCCATGAGTGTAACAAAGTTTTCATCTTTTTCCAATAGATAGCGATTAAATTCGCCTGCTTGGACAATTTGATAGCCGAACTTCAGTCTGGCACCAAGACCTTCTTCGTTCAGTCCTGCATGTGTATAATAATATACGACACCGGCATATTCTCCTTTGCGAAGAATGATGCCGGTTAAATTCGTATCTGCAAAATTATAAAACTGAAAATCTTCGCCGAGTTTATACTTCTTCGACTTGAACTTCTTCAGTATCTTGTCCCATAATGTTACCAAAAGCGACTTCATATTTTTCTTTCACAAATTGCTTGAAAGATTCATCTGTAAGAATATCTTTCCAAAAAGATTCTTGTTGAGTGTCTGCAAGACGTTTTTTGTCGCCAACTTCACCCGTTTCTTTGTTTACTTTCGAATACCAACCATTGCTAGGCTTGATAACGTGTCCGGATTCCAAAGCAACATCAAGTAAGCCAGACCACTTGTTAATACCGCCATCAAAAGATACATTAACAGGGATTTTAGATTTTTCTTTGACATATCGTGATTTCTCTACATTGATAATAAAATTATAACCAGTAATTTCTGTGCCATCTTTTTCTTGCTGGCGACCAAGAATAAAAATATTATCTGCTGAGTAGTAAGAACCAGTGCCACCACCAACAATATCTTTCGGGAACATGCCAATCTCTTTGTAGGTGTGATTAACAACTACCATTGGAATATCTTTCATTGTCAAGTGAGGTGTAACCATACGGAACAAACTCTTAACCTGTTTTGCTCGGCTCATGTCTGCAACAGACTTTTGGTCTAACGCATCTTCAACTTCTTTCTTTGAAGCAAGATTGCCAATAGAATCAATAACAACCATGACACGTTCACCGCGTTCGATGTTTTGCAACTGATTCATAATATCAAATTTTAATTGCTCAATGTCGGTAATAGGAGTATGTAGAACCCTATCTGTATCAATCCCAAAAGTATCAAAGTAAGATTGTGGCGTACCGAATTCAGAATCATAGAAAAGAAGGACAGCTTCATCGTATTTCTCCATGTAAGATTTGGCCATCAACAATGAAAATGCCGTCTTAAAATGCTTGGATGGACCTGCCCACATTGTAAGACCTGGTGTCAGACCGCCGTCGAGGCGGCCAGATAACGCAACGTTCACCATAGGAATAGATGTTGGAATCATATCCTTTTCGGTGAAAAATTTAGATTTAGATAGAATAGCAGCATCTTTAATTGTGCTATTCTTTTTAATTTTGTCCAACAAACTCATAATTATTCCTTAAAAAAATGCATCTAGCGAATTAGTTTTTTCTGGTTTCCAACCAATGCAATCTAAAATGATTTTAATTGGGTCTAGAAATGTCTTTTCGAATTGTAAATCATAATCGATGTACTTGTCAAGATTCATTTCTGGCGGCAAACGAGAAGGGTACGAAATTACCGTATCATTGATAGGATTTGGTTGCTTCAGGTAAGTGAATTTAAGTTTTTCACCCTCTTGAATTTTAGGATATTTCTTATCAAGACTTAGCTTGTTAAGATAATAATTGTAAAGCAAAGCACCCTTCACATGAATTGGTGTTCCTTTAGTATATATCTGACCTTTGTCAGAATAAGTTTTTAAACCATTCACGGAACGAGGAAAAGATATTTCTTCAGGAGGTAAAGATTTGAATTCGTTTCTGAAGTCCTCAATAAACTTTTGAATTGTATTCTCATCTGATGTAACAACCAGTCGAATCACTTCCTTCATTTTATCCCTGACGGCAGCAGGTGTTGAGGACTTGACCATTTCAAGACCCATCACCTTCAAATCAGGCTCTGCATACTGCACACCTTCATTGTTATACACTTGCAGAATGTAACGCTTCTTAGCAGTCCAGATACCCTTATCAGACAAACCTTCACGTTTCATCTGCATCTTTTGTGCATAAGCATTTACATACGTAGCAAGTTCTTGATAACTTTTATCAATGAACGGTTGTATTTTATCCTCACAGACTCTATCCATGAATTCGATAACTTTGTTTTTGGGGAGCGATACCACATCTCCCGCACCGTACACTTTATTAACAAGTGAACCAAGACGTAGGTAAATCGAATCCGTATCTGATGCAATGATATAATCTTCATTTTCGGTACTCAATAATTTGTTCATGTATTCGTTAACTTTATTTTCAATCCAACGAATCGACAATTGACCGGCAAGAGTAACAGCAA